TATGCCTGCCGCTGCTACAGCTATTAAGTTTGTGGCTGATTCTGTCGATGATCTTTTAGCTGCGGTAGCCAAAGAAACTGGTACCCAAGCTAAAACTTTAAACGGCGAACCGGCAAAAGAACAAGGCATGGCCGGCAAAGTTGCAGATCAAATTTTAGGAACTACTGGTACTGTTATCGGTGCCGGTATTAGTGGTATTACAACAATGGTTAAGAGTGGCTATAATGCGTTTAAAAGTGGACAGTCTGGTGCAGCTCCAGGCGCAGCTCCTGGCGCAGCTCCTGGTCCAACAGCAGCTCTTGGCGCAGGCCCGGCCTTTAGCCGCCCAGATGACGCACGAGCTGACAAAGTACAACTGACTCTTGAAGAGATAAGAGAAGAAATAAAGAAATTAGTGGCTGTTGGCGGAATACGCACCGGTGCTGCCAGTGGAGAACAAGCTGCACAAACAGCACTGGCAGCACACGATCATGCTCATCCGCACGGTGAAACTGGTTCAGCAGTTAGTCCAGAAATTGCCAAACAGATTGCTGCCGGATTTGTAAATCCTCTGGAAAAAATGAACCAGACCAGTGGAATGATTCGCAATGATGGAAAAACTTATCATGGCGGCATTGATTTGAGTGGCAAGATTGGCGATAAGATAATGGCGCCAATCACTGGTAAAATTACCAGAGTCTTAGAAGCAGGCAAGGGCGACGGCGGTTTTGGTAATGCAGTTGAAATTGAAGATGCTGCTACTGGAATGAAACACATGTTGGCCCACATGGACAAATCAATGGCCAAAGTTGGCGATGTGGTCAAGGCTGGTACACAAGTTGGTACACTAGGCAACACAGGACAAAGTACTGGCCCGCATTTGCATCATGAGATGAAAGATAGAGCTGGCAATAGAATTGATCCCAGCCAATTTTATGCAGGCGCAGCAGGTAATCGTAGCCGTGCAACTGCTAGTGCCGGTGCACCAGGTGGCGCAACTGATATGGCTACTTACATGAAAACTGTGGCCATGTTAGAATCTGGCGGGAACCCCAATGCCAAAGCAGGTTCAAGCAATGGAAATTACAGTTCGGCTGGCGGTCTATTTCAATTTTTAGAAAGCAGCTACGAAGGAGTCACTGGACGCAAGGGATCTGGCGCTGAAAGATATGATCCTGTCAAGGCCACTGAAGCAATGCAGAAGCTGACAATGATGAATAAAGGTCAGATGGAAAAAGGTCTTGGTCGCGGAGTTTCTGGTGAAGACCTATACATGGGGCACTTTTTAGGAGCCGGCGGCGCAACTAAATTCCTAAAGGCCAAGGATCAAGATCCTAATCAAAGTGCAGCAAAGTTTGATCCTACAGCAGCAGCATCTAATAAGAGCATTTATTACGACCAAAAAAATAACAATCGTGAACGCAGTATAGCCGAAGTTCACAATTTAATGACCGAAAAATATCGCAAGCAACAAGCTGCAATTCAAAGCGGTCAAAAATTACCAGATGTAGTGGCAGGGTTAACTGGAACAGGAACACTGGCTGCTGGCACAAGTGCATCACCTACAGCATCAACACTGGCAACGCCTACAGCACCTGTAGCAAGACCATCTTATGCTTCGGCAACCGCAGGACTAGCTGGACAAGGTCAAGATGTAATCAGCAGCGGTTTGTCAGCAATTACTACAGCATTGTTTGGTGGCAGTCCCGCTGGTGCCGCTGGTGGCGCGGATGCAGGCGTAAGTGGCTCAGAAGCAGTTACTTTATTAAGTCAATTGGTTGCACTCAGTAGAGATCAGAATTCCAATTTAAGCAAGATACTTAGTGCTAGTACTGCATAATGATAAGTACAAGACAATAAATTACGGATCAGTCAATGGCAGATACAGATAAAAAAGGTTGGCGCAAATATTTCAAAGTAGCCAATGTAGGCGGAGAACTTAGTCCCTTAAGCGGTAAAAGTGCTGACGGGCTTCCTGGATACGGACGAAACGATGGCCGTGATCCCATGCGAGGACATGCTGATGTTGCTTACCGAAATTATGCTAGCCGGCTACCTGAGGTATATTCTGGACACCCAAACCGTATTGAACGCTACAATCAGTATGAAAATATGGATAGCGACAGCGAAATCAATGCATGTTTGGATATCCTAGCAGAGTTTTGTACGCAGGCCACTGCTGAAGATTCCCTGCCATTTCAAGTCAAATATACTGACAAGCCTACTGATCACGAAATTGACATCATTAAAAAGCAACTAAAGCAGTGGGTCAAGCTGAACAAGTTAGATCAACGAATTTTTAGAATGTTCCGTAACACACTCAAGTACGGTGATCAAGTGTTTGTTCGCGATCCAGAAACATTTGAAATGTACTGGGTTGACATGACCAAAGTTGCTAGAGTCATTGTAAACGAAAGCGACGGCAAACGGCCAGAACAGTATGTGATTCGCGATATCAATCCCAACTTTCAGAACTTGTCTATAGCTGTCAAGACCACTACAGATTATCAATCTAATGCACCGTCGGGTGCTTATGTGGCACCTTACAACTACACAGCACCTAATGCTGGTGCCGGTGGCCAGGGCGGGTCGGGCAGTAGATTTAGTGCTGCAATGAACGAAACAGTAGTAGATGCCAAGCACGTGATACACCTGGGTCTAAGCGAAGGTTTAGATTACTACTGGCCATTCTCCATGAGTGTGCTGGAAACCATATTCCGTGTGTTCAAACAGAAAGAACTGTTGGAAGATGCTGTGCTGATCTATCGTACAGCTCGTGCACCAGAACGTCGTGTGTTCAAGATTGATGTGGGTAATATGCCAAGCCATATGGCCATGGCCTTTGTTGAACGTGTCAAAAACGAAATACATCAACGCCGTATTCCCAGTAATACAGGTGGTGGTCAACACATTATGGATAGTAGTTACAATCCTTTATCCATTAACGAAGATTACTTTTTCCCACAAGGCGAAAACGGTCGCGGATCAAGTGTTGAGACATTGCCAGGCGGCAGCAACCTGGGCGAAATTGATGACTTGAAATACTTCAACAACAAGATGTGCCGTGGCTTGCGTGTGCCGTCAAGCTATTTGCCAACTGGCCCAGACGACTCAGATCGTCCCATGAACGACGGTCGTGTAGGAACTGCCTTAATACAAGAATACCGTTTTAACCAGTATTGCGAACGCCTGCAACGACTAATCATAACAAAGCTGGACACCGAATTCAAGATGTTTATGCGTTGGAGAGGCTTTAATATTGACAGCGGCCTGTTCTCAATTGCGTTTAATCCGCCACAAAACTTTGCCAGCTATCGCGAAGCAGAGTTGGATACAACTCGAGTGACCACATATACAGCACTGGAGCAAATACCTTACATGAGCAAGCGTTTCTTGCTAAAACGCTACTTGGGCTTGACTGAAGAAGAGATTGCAGAAAACGAAGAACTATGGCACGAAGAACGTGATCAAGCAGAACCTGCTGGAACCACTGGATCTGATCTACGTGGCGTAGGGGTGAACCCAGCTGATTTTGAAGGCGATATTGCAATGGGTCAAGAAATGTCTACACTGGGAGAACCTGGTGCAGAAACTGGCGCTCCTGGAGCAGGACCTGCAGGAGCAGTACCGCCTGGCGGACAACCTGGAGCCGCTGTAGTACCACCTACACCAGGCGCGGCATAAATATCCGTATGATACTAAACGAACTCTACCAACGTGAGCCAGGCGCTTATCAGGACGTACAAGCAGACAACACCCAGCCTCGCCTGGGTGAACTGCGTAAAACCAAACTGACTTTGCGACAACTTAACAAGCTGAGAAAAATGCAGGACGTTAGAGAATACGAGTTCAAAGAAAAACTTAAAAAAGTCAAGGTTATGTATGCCCCTCCGGCACAACCAATGATGTAGTTTCACTAAGCAATTTCACAAAACCACCAAAAAACCACCGTTATCTAGTGCGATTATTACATTGTATGTAAATATCGTACAGAGCCATTACAACGGAGGTCCTCATGAATAAGTTTGAACAATTAATTGAATACGTCATCAATGATGACGAAGCAAAAGCACGTGAGCTGTTCCATGATATAGTTGTGGAAAAAAGCCGCGCCATCTATGAAGAAATGATGGAAGATGAAGAAGAACTTGAAGAAAATGACGACATGATGGGCGGCGACAAAGCCGCCAGTCTAATTGACGACATTGAAACAGAAGAATCTGGCATCTCCATGGAAGACGACGAAATGGGTATGGACGGTGGAATGGACGACGGCATGGACGGTGACGGCTTTGCTGACGAAGAATTTGGTGATGACGAAGAAGATGCCGGACTTGAAGATCGTGTTGTTGATCTTGAAGACAAGCTAGACGAACTAATGGCTGAATTTGAAAGCCTAATGGGCGACGAAGCAGGCGAAGGCGACGAAGAAATGGACATGGACATGGACATGGAAGTTGGCGACGGCATGGACGACGAAGAAGTTGTTGATGACGAGCTAGAAACTGAAGGCATGTTTGAAGCTGTTACATTGAAAGCTGTTCCAAAGCCAACACACGGCGACAACGGTCAAAATGCAAAAAGCCCAGTAGCTGCTAACAGTGGCGCAAAAGGAATGGCAGCAAAGCCAAACCGTTTAGGTGATGGCGACGGTGGCAATGGTCGTCCAGCTCCGGGCACAAAAGAATTGATTGGCAAAGTTGGTAACAGCCCAGCACAATCAACACAGAAACCTACTCCTGCTCCCAAGCCACACTTGGCACAGGCCACAGGTGTTAATACTAAGTCTGTGACTAACTAAGGTATCCCGGTAAATGGCTCTTTACCTCCGTGAAAATCTTACTTTCGACGCTGCTCGCATTATTGTAGAAGGCAGCGAAGAAGGTAAGGATCTTTACATGAAAGGCATTTGCATCCAAGGCGGTGTCAAAAATGCCAATGAGCGAGTCTACCCTGTGAATGAAATTGAGAAAGCAGTGGCAACACTGAACGAACAAATTACAGGCGGCTACTCTGTATTGGGAGAAGTTGATCACCCGGATGATCTCAAAGTAAACCTAGATCGTGTAAGCCATATGATCATACAAATGTGGATGGATGGCCCCAACGGTTTTGGTAAACTAAAAATACTTCCCACGCCAATGGGTAATTTGGTACGCACCATGTTAGAAAGTGGTGTTAAATTAGGAGTTTCTAGCCGAGGTAGCGGAAACGTTAACGAAGCGAACGGACATGTCAGTGACTTTGAAATAGTCACTGTTGATGTGGTTGCCCAACCCAGTGCGCCAGGCGCATATCCCAAAGCAATTTACGAAGGCTTGATGAACATGAAAAATGGTCATCGAGTACTTGAAATGGCAAGAGGTGCTGGGTCGGATAACAAAGTACAGAGATATTTGAAAGAGGAAGTAAAACGCCTCATCAAAGATCTCAAAATCTAGGAGAAATAGATGTTTGATGCTATTAAGCCACTACTAGATAGCGGACTCATAAACGAGGAAGTTGGTCGAGATCTCAACGAAGCTTGGGAATCAAAATTAACAGAAGCTCGAGAACAGTTACGTGCAGAACTCCGCGAAGAGTTTGCACAACGCTATGAGCATGACAAAACAGTAATGGTGGAAGCCCTAGATCGCATGGTAACAGAAGGTCTCGCAACAGAGATTGAAGCAGTGGTAGCCGAAAAGCAATCACTAGCAGAAGATCGTGTTCAATTCCGACGCCGAATGACAGAAAGCAGCACAAAGTTCAACGACTTTATGGTTTCTAAATTGGCAGAAGAAATTGGCGAACTGCGTCGAGATCGCAAAATGCACTCAGAAGGTTTTAAGAAATTAGAAACTTTCATTGTGGGTGCGCTGGCTGAAGAGATTATGGAATTCGCACGAGACAAGCGTGATGTTGTTGAAACAAAAGTTCGTCTAGTTCGTGAAGCCCGTGGTCAACTTGAAAAGCTAAAAGCACGTTTCGTAAAAGAAAGTGCTGACAAGCTGGGTAAGTCAGTTGCCAAGCATCTAAAGGCAGAAATGAATCAACTGCACGAAGACATTAAAGTTGCTCGCGAGAACAACTTTGGTCGTAAGATTTTTGAAGCATACGCCTCAGAGTTCGGATCAACATATCTCAACGAGAATGCAGAAATCCGTAAGCTAAGTGGAATGATTGCTAGAAAAAATCAGCAGCTTGAGGAAGCCACAAAAATCGTCGAAGCAAAGAATCGCATCGTCGAAACCAAAGAGAAAGAGATTCGCATAATCAAAGAATCCAACCTGCGTCAAAGCACAATGGAAGAATTGCTGAGTCCTCTAAATGAGGAAAAGCGTGAAGTTATGCAAAATCTGTTAGAAAGCGTTCAAACAAGTCGTTTGAAAGGTGCTTTCGAGAAGTATCTACCAGCAGTACTAAATGATGCACAACCCAAGACACGTAAAATGGTCTCAGAGAGTGTTCGTTCAGTAACTGGTGATAAAACCGTCAAGGCCGCAGAAGAAGAAGACCGTTCCAACGTGATCGACATCAAGCGCCTGGCAGGTCTTTAATTAAAGGAGACTTAAATGTCACAAGCACTATTAGAAGGCCGTTGGGACGAAACCAAAGAAGCCCTTATGGAAGGTCTGAAAGGCAGTCGCCGCAACACTATGAGCGTGATCTTAGAAAACACTCGTAGATATTTGAAAGAAAACGCAAGTGCAGGTTCAACTGTGTCAGGTAATATCGCCACATTGAATCGTGTAATTCTGCCAGTAATTCGACGTGTTATGCCAACAGTTATCGCTAACGAGTTGGTAGGTGTTCAGCCAATGACAGGTCCAGTTGGACAGATTCACACTCTGCGTGTACGTTATGCCAGCACAATGACAGACCAATCAGCAGCAGCAACCTCAGTTGTAGCTGGTGAAGAAGCACTGTCACCATTCAAGATCGCTGTTGCTTACTCAGCAGGCGCTCGTGGTGCTGATAACGCAGCAACAACACAAACCGCTGCACAAGGTTATAGTGGTGCACAGACAGCAACACTTGAAGGTAACGGTGGTCGTCAGATCTCTGTACAAATCTTGAAGCAAGCTGTTGAAGCTAAGACACGTAAGCTACAAGCTCGTTGGACTTTTGAAGCTGCTCAAGACGCACAAGCAATGCATGGTATCGACGTAGAAGCCGAAATCATGGCAGCTTTGGCTCAAGAAATTACAGCTGAAATTGACCAGGAAATCCTGTTGAGCCTGCGTAGCCTGGCCACAACTGAGTTTACATACAACCAAGCTACTGTTTCTGGTACTGCTACATTCGTTGGTGACGAACATGCTGCTTTAGCTGTTCTGATCAACCGTGTTGCTAACCTGATTGCACAGCGCACACGTCGCGGTGCTGGTAACTGGGCTGTTGTTAGTCCAGCTAGCTTGACTGTTCTTCAGTCAGCTACAACAAGTGCATTTGCACGTACCACAGAAGGCACATTCGAAGCACCTACAAACACCAAGTTTGTTGGTACCCTGAACGGTGCAATGCGTGTGTTCGTTGACAGCTACGCTAGTGATAGCACACCTGTCTTAGTTGGTTATAAGGGTTCGAGCGAAGCTGATGCAGCCGCGTTCTATTGCCCATATATTCCTTTGATGAGTTCTGGTGTTGTACTGGATCCGTCAACATTTGAACCAGTCGTGAGCTTTATGACCAGATATGGCTACATCGAATTGACAAATACTGCATCATCTTTCGGCAACGCCGGAGATTATGTTGGAGAAATAGCCGTAAGTAATTTAAGTTTTTCTTAATAAGAAAATCTTATTTGCGAGTATCAAAAAACCTGCTTCGGCAGGTTTTTTGTTGACCTTTTTCTATAAAAATGTTATGCTATTTGAGTGAGATTGCTATTACAAACTAAATAACAATATGAAACCATACACCTATCTAATCAAACATCGTCCAACTGGGCAAGTATATTACGGAGTACGCTCCGCTAATAAAGTAGAACCACACGAAGACCTCTGGAACAAGTATTATACCAGCAGCCCTAAAGTACAACGACTTATTGAAGAAACTGGCAAAGAAAGCTTTGACGTAGAAGTACGTCGAGTATTTGAAACTAAAGAACAAGCAGTGGCTTGGGAAACTAAAGTTCTACGCCGTTGTAAAGTTCTACACGATGCCCGGTGGATTAATCAAAATGTAGCGGGATACATTATCCCAACAGCAGAATCTAATAAGAAGATTAGCGACTTTCACAAAGGCAAATTAAAGAGTGAGTCACAAAAAGAAAAAATTAGAGAAAGCAACATAGGAAAAAATAAAGGGAAGAGACCATCTGCAGAGCATCGCCTTAAAAATTCAAACGCAAACAAAGGTCAAAATAATCCTCGATTTGGAGCAATTGTTTCAGAAGAAACAAGACGTAAAATTAGCGAAGCTAAGAAAGGAAAACAAGTCGCACATAATAAAGGCAAACCGATGAGCGAAGAACAAAAAGCAAAGATACGTGCAACTAAAGCAGCAAAGCCTTATAAGTGGGATCCAGAAGCATTAGCAAAAAGAGTTCAATCGCAAACAGGGGCAAAGCGTAGTCCTGAGACTAAAGCAAAGATCGCAGCAGCATTAAAAGCATACCACGCTAAATAAACAAACCGAACCAAGGAAGACCCCAATGAGTATCAAACCTGTGCTAGTACCCGATCATACTGCAAACGACCTGCGTAAGCTAATGGACCACTTTGCTACTGCTTCAACTGGCCCAAGTCGGCAACAGTTGGTAGAAAGCCGTAGTGCTGTGGCCGCTGCTCAAGGCATTACTGAAGCAAGAAATACATATACTGTCGTGTTTGTAGATCCATCAGATGCTCCGAAACAAATAGGTACTTTCGACAACGCAGCAGAAGCCAAACAGCTAATTAGAAACAGCTATCGTGAAATGTATGACACAGGTGATCATTTAAGAAATGTTGCACCTGGAATATATGTGCTGGAAGAGGACTACAGAAATACAGGTGAACAAGCCACAGCTGACAACTACAAACACATGTATCATTGGATCATACAAAAATCCTCTGCTGTCACTGCTGCACAAGGTGTGGCGGAAGGCGAAGGCATGAGTCGTGCTGCCAAGGGCTATGAAAAGTACGGTCGGGCTGGAATGGCGGCTTTGGCCAAGGCCGGACGTGAAGGTCGAGCACTTGATCCTGTTAGAGACCGCTACGACCGCTACGACGAAGCAGTGGCGGAAGGTTCAGGCAGCGAAGAGCTCAAGGCCATTGACGGTGATTACTATGAAGACAGCACTGACTTTTTCAGCATGTTTGAACAAGATCATTTTGATCGCGAAGAAGAAAGTGAGGACGGAATGGAAATTCGCGGCTACATCGATGACAAATGCGTAATGGTTTTTAAATTCTCCACACCTGACATGATGGGTGGTTGGGGCATCTATGATGATTCAGCCTTGATGGCAGAAGGTCATGAAGATGATGAAGAAGGCGATGTCTGTCCAGAGTGTGACGGTGCCGGCTGCCCTGAGTGCTACGGTGACGAGGACCGAGATCGTGCCCACGACCATGCACAAGGTATGGAACGTGAAAGTGCAGGTATGGCAGAAGCTGGCCGTCCAGATGTCATGCGTCATCGAGGTGACAAAACAGTAAAAGTTGTTAAACGAGCAGGCAAGCCCATTGGTGAAATTGGTATTGATGCAGAAGCCAGTGAAGGCAACGGTTCTTACTATGTCAAACTATATGATGGCAGTTATGATGCTGTAGGATTTGATACAGCAGCAGAAGCACTTGCAGAATTGCGGGCAGCCATTTCTGAAGGCATCACAGAAACAGCAGCGGTCAAGTACGGCGTGTTTGCCAAGGGCGGCAGCGTGGGCAGTCAACGATTCCGTGACGATCCCTTAAAAACTTTCGACACCAAGAAAGAAGCTACGGCAGACGCTCGCCGTCGCAGATCAGGCCTGTCCAAAGGCGAACGCG